TGTAGGCAGACACAACGGTGGAGCATACGGAGAGATTTCATATGAGGTTAATGGAAAACGAATCGAGTATATAAAGGAGACAAAACAAACTATCTACCGACTACCCGGATTCGCTGTGTTCCTCGGTTTTGCCAGGCATCCTAAAAAGGATTACTTGGTCGAACCCGTCTACGGATCTATTGACCCCGATGACATGTATGAGCTTGAAGAGACCTCGAGACAGTTCGCCTTTTCAGGTGAATCGAATTTTGGTCCTTCTTACCCATATGTCAAGGAACGTCACGAATCACTATCTTACCTAAATACTATCTTAACAGGTGAGATCTTGCTCGGTCCACTAAAAGATCTGGACCCTCTTGAGTATCCTCAATTGTTGGAGATTCAAACAGACATGTTGACAAAGGAGTTAATCTTTTGTTGCAAGTTTGATGAAGAACAAAGACAATATGAGAATCAGAGATCAGCAGGGGGTAGAGTAAGAGCTACGGTAGTACCACTCCTAGAAGCGTTTAAGGTTAGGACAATCACAAAGGGTCAAGTTGAGCAATATCACCTCGCTCGTCGTTGGCAGTCTGAGATTTGGGGAAGGATGTCTCGTTTCTATAACGCCCAGTTAATCGGGCGTCCGTGTACTGCAGAATTCCTTACGGAACATGTTCTGCAACACCCATGGAACGAAAATATCAATCGCAAGGAAGCTTTCTTTGTTTCTGGTGACTATGAGTCAGCCACGGATTTACTCAATCCATGGTTGTCTGTTTTATCACAAGATTACATCTCGAAAGCGCTTGGCATCCCACTTGAAGATCAATCGGTCTTACTCAACTGTTTAACGGGGCACAGGCTCAACTATGACGGAGGAAGCATGACAGATAGGGAGTATCATACACAGACATGGGGTCAGCTGATGGGTTCACCCACCAGTTTTCCTGTGTTATGTTTAATCAACTTAGCTGCTACACGTCTCTCATATGAGATCAGAGACAATAAGAAGTACAGTCTTCGAGAACTACCTATGGTGGTAAACGGAGATGATATTCTTTTTGTAGCACGAGATTCCCGACACTATCAGCTTTGGAAAGAGATTACAGGTTTCTGTGGTCTTAAATTCTCCGTTGGAAAGAACTATACCCATAAGAGATTTCTGGTCATTAACTCAGAACTCTACCGAGTGACAAGATCCTACCAAGCGAAGAGGTTACCTATCATTAATTATCGTCTTATCTACGGAGGAACAAGATCGACTCCGGAGGGGCTCAGCCTCAGACCTGTGGATCACAAATCCGCAACTGAGTCCCTTAGGGTAAGATTCGACGAAAACCACTTAAAGGCATACCACGATTACCACATGCCTGTCACGGCAGCGGAGGAGATTCGAGGGAAGCAATTCTCAAAAGATCCAAAGCTTGCTAACCTCGAAGATTTGGAATTGCAGGTGGCAATCAGATCTAAACTGACGTCTTTTACATATCAACTTGAGAGACCGATGAGAATCGAGGCATATAAGAAGTGGTTTCTAACCCTCCCAACACGCCAACAGACCTACATCCAACAGGTCAGGGGGGATTATGAGATTAATGATGAGGAGATGGAACCGGTGATGGCCCTTTTTAGATCTGTGCAATTCCGTCTTTGGCGAACTTATAAGAACGAGTTTCCCAATGAACGTGATAAGATTATCTCTAATTATTTACCGCGTGCACTAGGTGGTGTAGGTTTTCGACCACCACTGTACCATACATTTACGCCCTTAGATCGGGCGCTCGCTCAGACCCTCAAGGAAAACCCAGAGGGGGCACTGGAGTTTCAGAAGTGGATTACCCCCGGTATCCAATCATCCGATATGATGAAAAATCTTAACGGAGAAATTGGGAGAATCAGGAATAAACTACTCTCGAAACAACGTATATACCAATCCCTGAGTGGGATGAGTTCCTTGAGCGAAACGGGATAGAAGATCTTTCATCCCATTATGGTACAGGTATTCTCTATGGGTTCGCTGACGCCGATGCCCATATCAGTCACGATATCTTCGAACAGGCGTACGAAGATGCTCGTCGTGATATGAATTATCGATTTACAAAGATCAGATCGGTAATGAGAGCCGCGAAGGAGAGATTGCGCAG